AGCAAATTTAACGATAGATCAAGGTGCTTCTTTTAGTTCATCTGTAACAGTAAAAGACGCAAATGGTGATCCATTTGATTTAACTGGTTTTACAGCAGACGCTAAAATGGCGTTGGGTTATACTTCGACAAGAACAAGAACCACAATAACAACGACATTTGACTCTGATAGAACAACAGGCATTATTAATCTATCTTTAACTGCAGCTCAAACTGCGGCCTTAGATGCTCCTGCTCGATATGTTTATGATATAGAAATAACATATACAGTAGATAGCACCGTAACAAGAGTCATAGAGGGAATTATAACTGTACGACCTAACGTGACTATATAAAAAAATGAAACAACATATATGTTAAGGAGTAAATAAATGAGTAGTGAAAATATTACAAAACAAGCAGATACTACAGAAAACACACCTACTATTACAATTAATGGTAAAGAGTTTAAACAAAGTGACTTATCTCAAGTTTGTTTAAATGCAATAGCAATAAGACAAGATTTACAGGCAAGTAGAGTTAGACACGTCTTAGAAGTAGAAAAAATAGACGTTCTAACAAAATATTATGATGAAAAGATTGAAAAGGAAATAGCATCAAAAGATGACAAGTCAAGTGCAAATAGCACAACTCAAGCATCTAATGTAGCAACTGCATCAAATCCAGCATAATATTAAATAAATCACTTATATATCCTCTTCATTATATAAATATTATAAATATAAGTATCTTGTATAAAAAGAGGGTATATGGCAAATATAACTGCAAAATTAAATGCAACTACAGCTTCAGGACCTAAACAGGTTTCTGTAACTGTTCCTGCAACTACAACAAAATTAAATAGATTACAAGATGTAAATGTAACATCATTGTCTGATGGTGCATTATTACAATATGATGATGCAACTAAAAAATGGACAAGTAGAAATGATATAATAACCGATACTGGTGGTGATTTGATTTTAAACGGCGGCACATTTTAATAGGAGAGAGAATAAATGGCAACAATAATCAAAATAAAACGAACTACAGGCGCATCAGCACCTAGTAGTTTAAATCAAGGAGAGATGGCCTATGTTTATGACACGGCGTCATCCAATAGTGGTGTTGGACAACCTGGTCGTAGACTTTTTATAGGTGATCCATCTTCACCATCAAATACACCAATCGAAATTGGTGGTGAATATTTTACAAATCTTTTAGACCACTCACACGGAGTAGTAACAGCTGATTCAGGTGTTATTGTAGACTCTAGTAAAAAAGTTGATGAGTGGAATGTAGATGACATTACTATAGATGGAAATACAATAACTAATAATTCACTACTTAACAATTTAACATTTTCTAATACATCAGGATGCATTAACTTTACAGGTAATCAACTTATTTGTGTAACGGATCCAACAAGTGGCCAAGACGCTGCTACTAAAGCATATGTTGACTCTCAACTTACAGCACAAGATTTAGATTTAACTGCTGATACAGGTTCAGCATCTATTGATTTAGATAGTGAAACATTAAATATTACTGGAGGAACAGGTCTTAGTACAACTGTTGATAATTTAACTAAACAATTAACAATTGACTTAGATGACACAGCTGTAACACCAGGTTCTTATGGTTCAACTACAGCTATTCCAACATTCACAGTTGATCAACAAGGTCGATTAACAGCTGCAAGCACAGTAAACGTTGCCACAACTCTCTCTACTGCTGCTGAAACTGGTACTGGATCAGTTGATCTTCTTTCAGACACTCTTTCAATTTTAGCAGGAGAAGGTATTAACACAGTTGCTAGTGGAACAAATATTACTATCTCTGGAGAAAATGCTTCTGATACTAACAAAGGTATTGCTTCTTTTTCAGCTGCTGACTTTGATGTTACATCAGGCGATGTTTCATTAGAAGATACAGTTGTTAAAACTGTTACAACAGATAGTGGTGCAATGACACCAGCTTCACACTCGTTCTCAGTATTGGGTGGAGAAGGAATGGATGTCACTCATACAGGATCAACAATTACTGTTACAGGAGAAGATGCTACTTCATCTAACAAAGGTATTGCTTCTTTTGATAGTAACGATTTTGATGTTACTTCAGGTGCAGTTACATTAGAAGATACTGTAGTTAAAACTATTTCAACAGATTCAGGTACATTAACTCCATCAACACACGGTTTTACAATAAACGGTGGCGAAGGTATGGATGTTACTCACGTTGGAACAACAATAACTGTTACAGGAGAAGATGCTACTTCATCTAACAAAGGTGTTGCATCTTTTGACTCTACTGACTTTACTGTTACATCAGGTGCTGTTGCTGTAAATGCAATTACACTTGGTTCTTCATCTTTAAATCCAGGTGCAACAACAACTGATATTGCAGGATTAACATCTTTAGTTGTTGACAACGTTAATGTAGATGGTTCAACCATTACATCAACATCTGGTGATTTAACTTTAACTGCTACAAGTGGCGATATTGATGTTAACTCAAATAAAATTGTAAATGTTGCAACACCTGTAAATGATACAGATGCTGCTAACAAAGCATACGTTGATGCTGCTAGAACAGGATTAGATGTAAAAGGATCTGTTAAAGTTGCTACAACAGCAAACATTACACTTTCAGGAACACAAACAATTGATGGAGTTGCCCTATCAGTTGGTGATAGAGTTCTTGTTAAGAATCAAACAACTGCAAGTGAAAATGGAATCTATGTTGTTGCTTCAGGTGGATGGTCAAGAGCTACTGATGCTGATGAAAATGCTGAAGTTACTTCAGGAATGTTTACATTTGTTGAACAAGGTTCAGTTAACTCTGATACAGGTTTTGTACTTACAACTGATGGAACAATTACAGTAGGTTCTACAAACTTAGAATTTACATTGTTCTCTGCTTCAGGTACTTTAATTGCTGGAGATGGTTTAAGTAAAAACGGTGATACATTAGAAGTTAATGTTGCAAATGGTCTTCAAATTGCTTCAGACAACGTAGAACTTGCTTCTTCAGTTGCTGGAGATGGTTTAACATTCTCATCTGGAGTTATTGATGTAGTTGGTACTACAAACAGAATTACTGTAAACGCAAATGATATTGATATTGCTTCAACTTATGTTGGACAAACATCAATCACTACATTAGGTACAATTACTGCTGGTACTTGGAATGCTGATGTAATTAATGAAGTTTATGGTGGTACTGGACAAAGTTCATACACTACTGGTGATATTTTATATTCAGATGGTGCAAACTCACTTGCTAAATTGGCATTAGGTGCTAATGGTAAGATTTTGCAATCAGATGGATCGAATGTAACTTACGGGGATATTGACGGCGGAACTTATTAATAGTCGTTAATAGAAAAAAATATGGCGACTGTTATTAAATTAAAAAAAAGTGAAACTGCAAGTTCAGTTCCAACAACTGGTGATCTGGTTGTCGGAGAAGTTGCAATCAACACAGCTGATCAAAAAATATATGCTAGGTCTAGTACTGGTGTAGTTGAAGTTGCTAATGCAGCAGCTTCGACAGGTATCAGTAATGACGATGCTACAGCACTTGCAATTGCGTTA